CCATGTCTTCAGCGAGTAAATCAGGTTCTGACACTCCTCACTGACGTATAGTTTTGGTTCGTTCAACACGGACACCTCCTCGCTCATGTTGTATCCAAACAGGTTGTTCACCAGGGCACATGATTCATCCACGGTGACCATCGGTGCTGGCACAAACAACAAGCCGTCTTTAGTGATCTCACCACCAGCACCTCGATCAGGTGTGGCAAGCAGGTCAATCAGGCTTTGATTGTGCTCACGTTGACTCAGGACAGCGGTTCTGCCTGCTCGTGGGTCAATGTAGCGCTCGTGAATTCCACCGTCGTTACGCTCGAGCTCTCGGATCAGCTGCTTGTATTGGCTCAGGTTGCGACCGCAGTCGGCTGTCTGAGCTGGGCCTCGTTTGCCGTCCAGTTTGGACGATGGCAGAGCCCACTCACCATAGTTAGCCATGTCTGGCCACTCCCTATAGACAAACACCCTGCCTAGTTCATCCACACGTGCCCAAAGCATGAACCAGTTCCTGTCCCCAGGAGTTGGGTCAACGCACATGTAGTTAGTGCCTGTCTTAGGTATCTGGTCCTTCGATACGATGTTCGCATCTGTGAACCTCGGGAACTTGCCAGTGATTGGATTTGAGACGTAGCCGTAGCCACGAATCTCAACCTCCTCACGTGTCCTTCCCGTCAGGGTTTTCTTCATGCGGTCGAAATCCGTGTAGGGATTCCACTCACTGAAAAACCACATCAACTTGCCGTTACCGCCTCTAGTTCTAGCGGTGTATGGCATGTGCCCTCTGGGCACTCCTGCTATCGTCTGAGGTGACTTAGGGTCTAGCAACTTGGCTTCCCTAGTCTCCTCAATGATGGCTCCTTCCATGGCGTCCTTCACAGTAGGCGTGTAGCCATCGATAGGTGTGAAAGTCACCACGAGCTTGCCTTTACGACTGACAAGCCTATAGCGCAGCGTCTGTATCCACTGCAGCGGAACAAGCTCATCACACCAAATCAAATCAAGCTCAGTTCCCTCGAGTGTGCCGAGGTCTTGTGTATAGTTCTTGAACCAACACTGACTGTGGTTAGGTCCCACAAACGTGCGATTGCTAAAGCCGTTCTTCTGGCTGAAGCCTATGTTCACCACTGAGCGCACTGAGCGTTTCTGCTCCTTCCACTCCAGCGGCAAATACTCCCACACGTAGGGCTGCTGAACCTGAATGCTTGAGTCGTTGCTACTGTGACAACACCAAGCTGCAAACTTGGGATTGTTGACCATCCCCCTAACAACCCTGCTGGCTATCCACCTCGATTTCCCTGCTCGGTTGCCACCGAACACATACAGGATGTCGATGTTTGGATCATCCAATGCCTTATCAGCATCCTCCCAGTGAGTGAACACACCTGTCGTGTTGTGGTGGTCCATCCCATAGGTGTAGGGGTCTTTCTTCTCCAGCTCGATCAGCTGCTCTCGCTGCTGGTAATACTGCTCAAGAACACCTGCCTCAGCCATCTGCTCTGCTTCCTCCCTAGTGGGTATCTGCAGGATTGGGTGTGGGCTCCATCTAACTGTAGTCATCAGACTCGATCTCTACGTAGAAGCTGTCTTGGGTAGCCTCAGTCCAGTCATCTAGCCAGGGACCGTCTAAACTGTCCCAAAATCGCACTGTGAGGCTGTCTACGTCCCACATCATGCCACATACCTCACAACACCTATCCATGGCGTCCTGAGCCTTCTCAGGGTCGTTCATACACTGCTTAGTGCTGAACTTGAAAATCTGTGAATCAGCTACCACCTATGAAGCTGACGAGGCAGCCCACGTGCTACCACTCGTCCTGAGTCCTGCTCTACCCAGCAGGGAAAGTTCAGTCCTACCTGAAACCTCGTGTTGTCCTTCACGTGAACTAAGCCGACATCGGTTTCGATAAGACGACGGTTGAGTGGTCGCTTGGTGACCGTAACCCATCGTTCCTGTCTTCCCGCCTTCCAGCGTAGTTCTGGTGATTCCAGCATCGACCTGCGCTTAGCACGACGACCTCGGACTCGCTTCTTGCCTCCCGTATCAGGGAGTGCTTTGTCATTTGTTGTGTGTGTGGACATCCGCTCGATTGTTGAGCAATTCTGAAACAACTGATCCCCCCCGCCCCCTATCTGCTGTGGTTCTTCGCACAATAATCATTTTGTTCAGTTGAGCCACTATGACTCATGGCTTTCAACAACCTCTGCTTCAATGACTTCCGAGGGCTTGCATTGAGACTTGAGGCTATGCAGTGCGTCAGGTGTCAATGAAATCGATCTATGTTCAATTACTGTCGAGGGTTGACCACTGATCTGAACGATTTTGTCAGTAAAAATGCCAACAGCTACGGGTAGCGATTGCGCCTTCACCTCACCTGCTTCCAGTGCTTCATGATACTTGCTCACACACAGGTCTCGTGTGCGTGTAAGACGTTGGAGGATTTGATCTTGGGAGGTGGCTTCAACTTTCTCTGCTACCTCAATCGCCTTGAGTGCTTCCCTGCTTGTGTTGAAGACACGTGTGAGTGAGTCATGGCCAATGCCCTCCTTGAGGGCTCTGACGATGGCTTGGTAGCGTTCAGGGTCTTTCTTCTTGAGATCCTGACCTGTTGTGAGTGTTGCTCCAGGATCTCTGGCACCCCACTGAGTAAGACTTCTTGCTGGCATCTAGGTTGCCGATGACTGGCTATCGTATGCCAGCCGCCCATCCAATTTTCTGAGGTGTATTACACCTTGTCAATACTTGGCGGGAAGAAATCTGAAGAAAGTTAAATCGCTCTCACCATCTGGCTTGCAGGACCAACTTTCTGCTTTGTAGCTTTAAGCCATGATCAGATCACTCCTACTTGCAATTTTTCTCGGAACCGCTGTCAACAGCTTGGGGCAGATTGTGACCGTGCTTGCTAAAGGTAATGATGAGATTAGGATCGAAATTCCTTCGGGAAAATACATGGAAATCCTTGGCTACAATATTGGTGGTAGATCGGCAGATGGGTATCACCTGAAAATTCAGGATGGAGATGCGAGTATTTTGAACAACAGGCTTTCTTTGAACGACCCTGTCAGCGTTGCAGTTAAATTCATAGCAGGTCCGAACACAGTGCTTATGAAAGCAGGTTACTGGAATGGGGTCATCACAAGCACTCTGACCTATCGACTTGCTGAAAACATAGCCTCATCAACCAGCAAGCCTGCCAGCCCTAAAGCAGACGACATCAAGCTGACTGATGAGTTCCTGATGTTGGATTACACAGTCCAAGCAAACACTACCTACAAGCTTGGCATCTCCAAGGACCTCGAAACTTGGAAACCTCTGTTTGAGTTCACTCCTGAGTCAGACAAGCTCAACGTGGAGTTGCCTAAAATCATACTCGGCAATGAGTCATACCTGAAGTTGGAGTGATTTGAAGCCGGTGAGATGGCATAAAGACAGCGCTAGTGCTGCGAACTGCTGGTTGCGATCAGCCCCTCATCGTCCCAAATCTCAAACACGTCCACCTGCTTGCCGTAGCCGTCAGGGTTGGCAATGTCATCAATGTGGATGTGCGTATCGCAGGTGTTCTCAGCTATCCATCTGGCTACCTTCCTAATGTAGCCTTCGTCCTCCAGGTAGTCCTGTAGGTCCTCTGCAATCACAGTCGTGTCTAAGCCCAATTCTAGGTCATCCTCGATGAATCTAAGGAACACCTGGAGGTTGCTGAAGGTGTCTTTCTGAACTGTGTGGACCTTGCCGTAACCGTCATCAACCCTGCGTTTGACCGTGATCATTGCAGTGCTGTGACTAATCGCGTTAAGCCGCTGAGGAGCACGAGTATTCCCAATATCCAGGACCACATGCTGATATATGAGGTGCTGTTGGCGATACTGGAATTAGTTTTGGCTATGCTCTCAGCTGCTACTTTGAAACATGCGTTCAGTTCCTCCATTTCAGCGATTAACGATCCAAGCTGGTTCCTTATTGCCTTAAGGTCATCTGTTTCAGGATTCATAGTTGTCTGCCTCATTGCCAGAAGCTGCTACGTTTGGCAATACCCTGCTGCCGTTGCTATGTATTGAGCTCCCTGTTCTGCCTATGGTAAAATCAAGCCATCATGAGAAAGCCCGTAATGCATTCCATCTGGTTGGTGTTGGTCCTTTCAGTCCTCAGCTCCAGCGTTTGTGCCGGCACACTCGGTGACCTGACATATAAAATTGCTGATGGTCAGGTAACGATTACCGATTGTTACTTCGAAGCTGAAGGCGAGCTGGTCATTCCAGCAGAAATTGAAGGCTTACCTGTCACCAGTATTGGGCGTAGTGTATGGGGTGGGGCCTTCTCTGGTTGCGAAAGCCTGACTTCCATCACCATCCCTGATAGTGTCACCAGCATTGGGGATGAAGCCTTCCGATACTGTACGAGCCTGACCTCGATCACCATACCCGAGGGCGTCAAAAGCATTGGGCCTTGGGCCTTCTATGGCTGCAGCAGCCTGACCTCGATCACCATACCCGAGGGCGTCAAAAGCATTGGGGATGGGGCCTTCCAGAGCTGCAGTAGGCTGAGCAGGATCACCATCCCAGATAGCGTAACCAGCATTGGGGATTGGGCCTTCTATGACTGCCGGAGGCTGACCTCGATCACCATCCCTAAAGCATTTCACAGCCAAACAGAGGCAGAACGCCTTGAAATAAGACATCTCTGGCCAGACGGTTTTTTCCTTCCAAGCAGCGTAACTCGGACCCCAGAGTTATCTATCAGGTTGCCGCTCCAACTCATCGTAACAGGAGATCAAAATGCCAACGCTGTCATTGAGGCGACTGACTCCGTATCTGGCCCATGGGCCGAGTGGCGGACCGTTGTCATTGGTGAAGAAGGCACCACTGAAGTCGACCTAGATGAAGGAGCTGAGAAGCGCTTCTACCGTGTGGGGGATTGAGTTTTGTGACCAGAATGTGGTAAACCATCGCCTATGATCGTCAAATGCCCAAACTGCGGTGAATCCAATATCGTAGACCTAGTTGGTAAGGTGGTCGTTCCGTGTGTTGGCTGCGGGACTGATTTTGAGGCGATAGTGGCAGATGTTCCTGCAGAGCCTCAGGCCAAGGAAAGTAAGACCGAAGCTAAAGCAGCCGCGTCAGTCAAATACGTTGAGCCATCGGAGGGCGTTGAGGACGGGTTGCCAGTTCCTTGCAAAATCTGTGACCGAGGCGAACTCAGGCTAGTGAAACTGTTCTGGCTTCCAAAGCCTTTGGTCATCCTAGGATACCTCGTTGCTAGTCCAGCTGTTCTCTACATTCTAGGGGCAGTGGTTTTCCTTATTGTAGGGGCAACTGGGGTTGCAACTGCAGATTCAGCAGCTGATGCAGCATCAGGAGCGTTGCTCACGACTTATGTTGTTTCAGCCCTCATTATACCTGCATTGGTCTTTCTACTTATTGGAGCCATATTTGTGGCCAAAAAACGGTTTCTTAAATGCTCGAACTGCAAAGTCGTTCATTCAGCCGACTAGCAATAAGCAGCTGATCGAGTGCAAGCAGAATCAGTTAGGCCCCTAACGCACGTAAGCCCCCTAACTGATTTGCCTTGACTGGATACATGAAAAACCGGCCAGTGCGTGAACACTGACCGGCTGTGCTACTTGTATGAGGGGTGAGCCGAATCAGCGCATGCTGCGATAGTTGTTTATTTTGACAATCTCACCCCAAGACTTCTCGGAAAGCAGTTGCTGCAAGTCGACTGACTTGCCAGCCAGCTTCTCGAGGTCCCTACCATGATCGACCGCCTGAACTAGCGCTTCGCGGCAGACGTAGTATCTAAGCAGAGTGCTTTCATCAATACCAAGGCGAGCTGCCTTGTTCTTGAAAAACTTTCTGCTTGAGGGGCGAGTCTTGCCGGTTAAACAACAAGTCACAGTAATACTGTCGTTTTCTGTGATGCTCATACGTGGACCTCCTCCTTGTGAGCGAGTGCTACTACCTCATCAATCAGATCATGGTCTTCCTCCTCGAGTGTCCAGGTCTTGTAGGTGTTTAGCACCTCATCGACTTTCGCATAGGTGCCTGTCAGCTCGCGGATCAATTTTCTGTTGTCATCGCTTAGGCTAAGCTCGACTTCAAAAAACTGCTTGCCGTCGTATAAAGCGCCTTCGATGGCATCAAGCTCGCCAGCTTCGTAGACGAAGTCCTGCATGATCTCTGACTTGCCAAGCAAAGCTACCAGTTCCTGGTCCGACAACTTGCTAAGCTCAGGTGCTTTGGCGCGTATGTCATCCGTGTCCAGGACAGCAAGCCTCACACTGACAGCTGTGCCGTATTCCTTGTGGGTTGCGTAGATTTTAGACATGTGCCACCTCCGCTGCTGCCATGAAACGACGGTTCATCTCAATGATCTCCTCGAGCGACTTCTTCTCCAGGGCTTTCTGATATGGCTCCCAATCCTTGCAGAACTCATCAACAGGCTTTCCATCGTCATCATGACGCAGCAGTTCACCTTCAAAGTAAAACTGCTCAAAATCGACAGGATCTAGTCCTGCTGCCTCAGCCTGTTTCCAGAAATCAATGAGATCCCCGTCCTCGTATGAGTAGTTGCCGCCTATGCAGGTTGGAACATCTGGCTCGTCGTAATTAGGATCCTCCTCGGTCCACCTGTCGTCGACACTCCATGCATGTTCCTTGGTCGACTTCTCGATGAACTCGTCTAGCTCGTCGTCACTGGATGTTGCTGTCTCCCACTTTAAATGTGCCCTGCTCCAACCGCGGCCAGTAAAATGATTTTTCGCATACTCCAAATCATCGGCGGTGCTTACATCTGATATTTCAAGGTCGTAGAACTCGGCGTCGGCATCATAGACAACCTCCTCAACAGCGGCGCTGTTGTCGTGCAGACCTGGCCTGAGCAGGTCTCGTGGATCAACGTTTTCTTGAATCCAATCACACACCTCGTCACTGCTCATGCCTTTGGTTTCTGGGTATTTGACCCAAGCTTCATGCTTAGTCATTGGCACGCCCCATCGGTATATAGCTTGGACAGGTTGAGTGATTACAATGAACATGTTGTTGTCAGACATGTGCCACCTCCTCTGCGTTTGCTGCAGCAATGAACTTGCGATTCATGTCCAGTATTTCTTTCAGCGATTTTTTGGACAGCGCCTCCTTAAATTCATCAGAATCATAACCCTCCTCGACCAGGTCATCCCATGTCATGTCATCCCGTAAAAACTCAACTCCAGCCAGATAGAACTGTTTGAACTCATCAACGTCCAAGCCAGCTTTTGTGGCATACATGTGGAATGCGATCATGCCTTTGTCATATGCTCCGCAATCAGCAATGCACTGCGGGCCTTCGGGTGCATCATCATCATAACCATGGGGGTCATATTTTAGATTTTTCGCGGAAGCACTAAGCATCTCGGCATCGATAATACCGTTCCCCTCCGTTTTTATCTGATCAACGCGATCCATGCCTCGCCCCTCCATGCTTGATGCAAAATCAGAGAGATCAGCGTCCGCAGTGATGTTCATAATTTCTGCATCATTCATATGATCGGTTTGCTGCAGCAACGCATTCTGAGCTACAGCGTCATAGGTTCTGTCTGACAGGTCTCCTGCAATGCGGTGCTCGTTTGCATTGATCCAATCTATGATGGCTTCGGCATTCATACCCATCGTTTCTGGATACCTGTGCCACATTTCATACTTGGTCATTTGAAATGCGTATTGTTCAAAGACGGTCATTTCTTGACCTACTGATATTGTGATAACTTCGTTGTTCTCGGACATAGTCTTCCTTTCTAGTGTTTGATAGTTTTGAGTGATCGGTAGTGTTTGCCAGCGGCTTCGCCGGTCTTCTCCACCACCATGTTTTTGGTTAGCAGCTGATGAGTGCTGCTGAGTTTGTTCCAGCTGTTCACTGGCTCGTAGGCATACATGCGAACGCTGGTCTGTGGTTTCTTGTTGACGATCTTGGTCCCGTGCTGGAGCAAGGCGTCGCATGTTGTTTCGGTGTCAGCGTAGAGGTCTTTGCTGACTTTGATGTATTCACGAACCACATTGGTGGTCGTTGTTTCTCTCACAATGACGACAGTGTCGTCGGTCTTAGGCTTTGCGCTCATAGACTGATTTTTCTACTGAGTTATTGCTGTTTCTAAGTCACGAGGGCGTAGTTCTCCTGTGATGAACTGCTCCGAATTTTGGCACAATTCACCTGCGTGGCTTAGCGCCAGCCAATCGAGCTGGCGGTTGGTTTCGTTGAAAGCTGCTGACTATACAGCGGTTGTGTCAGCAGGTGTTCCTGATTGAGGAAGGCTCAGGTCAGCCGTGGGTGTTGTCTGGTAAGGTCTCTCGGGTTTTTCTCGGACTGCACAGTCAGTGCTTAGGTCAGTTTAGGATTGGTTATCCCAACGCGTTCTTCGTTGAGCCATCAGGCATCAGTAGAGATACAAGCCCATGGCTTGCCTCTAAGGTTTAGTTTCCCGAATTAAGGAACGGGCGGTTCCTACCAAGCTGTCCGACGAGCGGTTAACTTATGTGGCCGGAATGTTTGCAAATCCCATGCCAACCTGTGCCAACTTTCATAAGTTCAGCACGAATGTTAAATCCTGCTCAGTGTGCCGTTTTTTGATCGCTTTATGACGGTCATGTTACGACGCGACACACCCTAGGTTAGGGGGCCTGAACAACTAGGTAATCATTAACCTCGCACACATTGCTGAGAAGTTCTGTTACAGTTGTGGAACAACGAATTTGTCAGACAGGTCCAGCTTTTATGCGGTTACTGGACGGGCGCTATGCTCACCAGCCAGGGGAAAACCAATGCAAAAAACCCTCGCCGCCGCATTACCCGTAGCTGTCTGACGTTGATGAAATTCGTAAAGGCTGGGAGCAGTTTGCTGCTGCCCCCAGCTTGCGTTCACAGGCTAGTTCTCAGCCAGTTCAGTGAATCCCATGATGGGACCATCAAACAATGACTTGAGCACCTGAGGGCCTCCGTATGAGGCGTTGAGTGCGGTCAGGACTAGATCAGCCCTGTCGAGTGCAAACGCTCGCTCCTGGTCAAACCCTGGCACAATGCAGGGCTTCCATGTTTCAGGCGATGACTCAACTGGCTTCTCCACTCCCGACCACGGACCCGCAACGTTGGTCAATGCATACTTACCGTTGTCGGTAGGTTGGTAGGTGGCGATGACGAGATAGTTCTCGGCGACATTCCACCACTGCATTGTGATTCCGTGCGGGTGCTTTAGCAGCACTTGTGGTTCTAGGCGCATGCTTTCCTTCCTTGTATCCCCAGCCACCACAGGCTGGGCAAATTTCCGTTCGTGATTGACCTGTGACATATCCCCTGCCCTCGCATTGCTGGCATGTCATTCCTTCTCCTTGTCATCGGTTCCAGGTAGCGGCGTCGGTGGTTTAGGGTTGTTGCCTCGCCATTGCGTTCTCAGTTTCTTGCGATGCGGCTTAGACCAGAAATACTTCTCACCGCGCTTGAACATCTCATAGAGCTCCTGAGTGCTTTCTTCCCAGCTGTATGACTCATTGTTCATCATAGGCTCACGTATTCGGGTGTATCTTTAAGAACTGCGTAACTTGAGTATCGAGGTGCATTAGTCACCAGCCAGTTGGCGACCTCGTTACCGCATTTGATTTTGGCTGCATGAGTGCATGCCCGATTGACGATGAATACCCATTTGGGTTTGGGGTCTAGTTTCGCCCAATCGATGCAGAAGTAGTGCGTCATGACTGGATGGCGAAAGTCGTCAGCGCATGTGAAGTCTTCCTTTGTCAGTTGCCTGACCTCCACTCGGTAGTCTGGAGTGCCGTCGTCTTTTAAAACCCAGATGTCACCTTTGTCCACCAGATCGCCATGCGGACGCATCTCAAGGCCGTTGACTTCAAGCTTATGACCCTGCTTGACCAAATACTTGGCAACAGCGGCAACACTGGGGATGCTGCCGTTGAATTTGGACACAAATGACTCCCATGGTTCATGGTTGGATACGACGTATCGATTGTTGATCATAGGTAGATCGCTTTGAGTTGGTCGGTGAGATCCTGTAGCTCGGAAGCAGTGACCGTGTAGTCAGCATCAATCTCATCCACTGACGTCTCACTGGCATGATTGTCATTTGTGGCATCGGTCTCAGGTCGCTTTAGACGGACCACATCGCCACCATGATCCCAGATGAACTGTGCTTCGTAGGGATAGCGCACGTCGTCGATGATGAAGACATTCACACCACGCTCACCGAACTCGTTGGCGATCTTCAGCCATTGCTCAACGAAGAACCGTTCACCGTGGCGATATTTGAAGAAGTCAGCCAAACCCCTGAGCGCTGGTCTGGCTCTGCATTTGTCGTCGTCATTCAGCGGCCCTGTCACCAGGGATAGCTTGTTCTTGAGGTAATCTGAGAACCCCAACCTGATCGGGTCATACCCTGCTTGCTCGAACCCATGGCACAGGAACTTGGCTGCGGATGTCTTACCGCTGCGCATTTTCCCTGCCAGCCCAATGATCAATTTCGTCTTTCTTGCCATACTCAAAATGCGGGCTTGCTGATTTTCTTTACGGGCATTTCAGCGGCCTCAAATCGACCGTTCCATCGTGTCCACTCAAGACAGGTTGTGCCTTCGCCACCGTGACGGTTTTTCTTAACCAGAACGTTGATGAGGGATTTGTCATCTGGGTCATCATTTAGGAACGTTACCGTGTCGGCGTCCTGCTCTAGCGACCCTGACTCTCGGAGGTCTGCCAGTCGTGGTTCAGAGTTGGCACCACGTTCTTCGATAGATCGATTCATCTGAGCGAGCACCAGGAAAGGCACGCCAGTTTCCATCGCAGCTTTCTTGATCGCTCGACTGATTTCACTGACCTCTACTGTGCGGTTACTGCTGCGGCGATGTGGTGGGACCAGCTGCAGGTAATCGATGATGAACAACGAGGTGTTCTTCTCCTTTGCAAACCTCCGAGCCTCAGAGCGGATGTTGGCAATGTTCTTATCCACCGAATCCTCGATGTGGATTGGCATCGATGCAGTCTCCTTAAACCCGTTGAACAATGCTTGATCGTTATCCAGCTTCCCTGTCTCTAGGTAGCACTGCATATCCAAGCCCGTGTGACAGGCAATCAAACGGTTAGCGACTTGGTTGAACGGCATCTCATACGACCAGTAGACGCAGTGCTTACCCTGCATTGCCACGTTTCGCATGATCTGCACTGCGAAGGCTGACTTACCTCTACCAGGACGAGCAGCGAGGATGTTCATGCTGCCTGGTTTGAATCCTCTGATGATTTTGTCGACTGGATAGATGTCGGTGAGGAGGCCGTTTTCAGGTAGACCTTTGCCGTAAGCAGAACTCAACAAGCTTAGCAGTTCGGACCAAGCTTTCTTCTGATCTTTGGCTGAGGTTGATTTGGTTGTGACATCGAAGAAGGCTTGCTCCATGTGGTGCAGGAGCGAGTGGATGCCTACCTCAGGGTCGCTGCACATGTTGATCGTGTCGTGGAAGCGCTTGAATATGCGACGCCTGACACAGGCATTGTTGAGGTCTTCCCAGTAGTAGGACAGGTTGGCTGATGCAGGTGCATTTGCGACTAGCGAGTCAACAAACATGAGGAGCCCGTCAGCCTTTTTGCAAACCGTGACAGGGTCGATTTCTAGCCCGTCAGCATTGAGTGAATACATTGCTTGCCAGATCAGCTTGCAGTTCATCTCGTTGAAATGATCCTCACATGCTCCTAGCTCTAGCGCCTGCTCAAATGCACCCGTCAGGCAGCACCCAAGGAATGCCTTCTCAGCGGATACGTCCATCGGCACCTCGACCGATACGGACATTGGTGATGGTTTGGTTTCTTTGCTCATAGCGGTATCAGGCGACGTTCGATTTATCGCTCGACTCAGGGTCGAGGCCGTTCTTGCTTAGGTGAACCCTGAGGTCATCCAGCATGATCATGTTTCGCGCTTCCCTGTCTTTGCGGGTGGTGGCTTTGCGCTTCGGCTTGATTGGCCTGTCCGATAGTTCGGCACCATCAAGTCGTGCCGTGTAAGTCACTGCTTTGCCTTTCCTTTCGTAGGACTTCATGATCCAACCTGCTTGCACTAATGCGTTGAGGTTTGAGTAGAAGGCTCCTGAGTTGATTCGCAGGGCCTTGTATATTTTTTTCTTCGTCTCGAAGCACTGACCTCGCATGTAGACATACAGGTAGATCGCCAGCTGATGTGCGCTGAAGCCTTGTCGGAAGATCCAGTCTGGTATGTATGGTTTCTTATTCATTTGAGTAGCTTGGTCTTGATGCGCTCGATCAGTTCTCGACCCTCCAGACCGCACCCACCTAAACCAACAATGAACGACCTCAGGATTCCCCTGTCCCTGACTCCCCTGCCCAGCTGTTCGCGGACATAGTCCAGGTATTGTTGGTGGTCATTTGACCTGTAGTGGATGCCTTCTGGAGAGGCGGGTGGCAGTTCAATCGGAGGGTCAAAGTAGAACACCTCCCTCACCATGAACTTAGTGGTTGCGTCCTGGAGGAGGCTCGGGAGCTTGTCCCAAGCCTCCTTCCGTAGGACCAGTTTCTTGCGTTTTCCCACTATCGTGGATCCGGTAGGACAAATTCCGTCCTACCCCTACTCCGACTTATTCACAAACCGCCGTAGAGCTGCAGCTCCTGCGGTTGTGTCGGTGTGTGTGAGGGCCATGAGTCCAGGTTCAGGCAGCTTTGCAGGGTCGTGTAGGCTTCATTCACCTCTCGAGTGGCCCTAGCAATGTCATCGCCGGTGAAGGTGTATATCGCAGCCTCAAACGGCGGCTCCTTCTCGATAACTGCCCAGTGCCATGTTTTCAGCTCTAACCCAGCTGCTTTGCATGTCGCACGGTAACTAGCCTCCTGCCATGCATACTTGAACGAGCGTGAGGTTCGCATGAACTCCCTGGGAGATGCTCCACCTTCACGAGTGGTTTTGATGTCCACCACTACCCCGTCTTTCTCCATGTCAATTCGGCATTTGGCGTCGATGCCTTTCCTGAGGCCGTTGGCAAATACGCTCAACTCAGTGCGGGAGCCTTTCATGTTGTTAATTCCAGGCAATGCATAGAACGCATCAGCCATGGCAATCACCTTCTCTAGCTCCTTCTCCTTGATAACCTCGGCACCGTTTTCTTTGACCTTTGCCCACCACTGCTTGTTTTCCTTCAGGCGACGATCCTGTCGTTCATCTGGGCAAACAATGACTTCCTTATGGAATCGATCTGGCTCGAGCACATACATGTGGAACAGCCGACCGAACCGGAAACACTCAGTGTCGACGTTGGGGATAAGCCCCGTCCATTTCGCGTGAAAGCGCTTGGGTGATTTACCCATTTCCTTCAGCAGCGAGGTGGACAGGGCGCCGTCCCGACGATAGTCGGGATCGGCCATCCCGTCGTAGACACCGGTCTTAACTTCAGAACGGAACCGCATCGACTTCTTCCTCGGCTACGGTGTTGGCGCTGTCGTCATTGCCTGTGATTGCCTTATACTCGTCACTGGCTTTGATCTCGTCCTTAGCCCAAGGTGGCAGCTTGTCCCAGTTGCGTGGGTGCTGTTGGATTTCATACACAAAACCAGGTGTGATCTGGTCGGGGCATTTGAGGTCTTCGTGCATGCTGCTGATACCAGTGATACGGTCCTTGGTGTTGCCCTCAGCGTTTACCCTATGCGTGACAGTGATCATCGCAGGTTGACCGAGGACGACATCGAGATCCCACCCGAGCAATTCCTTCTGAGTGAAGGCAGCACCTCGCCAAGCTTCCAGGTCCTTCCTGAGATTGGCTTTCTCATTGAAGCTCCTGGTGTAGGTGATTGTCTTTACCAGTGGCTGAGCGCCGTCTTCCTCACGGAACGTTGCCTTGTGCTTGGGGAACTCGAACATTAGGGACACCCGTTTCCTCGGCTTTGACTTGCCCTGCCAATCTGACATGACAGTTCCGAGGTCCATAATCCCGACGCAGCGGGCGATTTGTGATCCCTGAGGGACCATAGGTCTGGCAATGCCAGCGTTTTCTTCAATGCTAAGTCTGAGTGACATAATTTGCTTTCTCGTTAGCCGTGACAGGGGCACACCTCCGGCATTACGCCTGTCACGGCGGGTTATATTTGGTGTTGGCGAGGCCTAGTTTTCGGCCTCAGAAACGGCACTGTTGCCCGCGCCTCGGCCCTCTACCTCGCGAAGCTTTAAAGCCTCCGAGAGTGCTTCTAGGTCAGTGTGCTGTAGTATCGTAAACAGGTCCTCGAGCATCATGATCCCCACCCAAGGTCGGTGTTTCGATTTCCAGGCAACCACTGGCATTTGGTCATCCCGCTTGTCCCCACAGGCTTGTGATAGCCAATCCCTGATTTGTGTGCGTTCGGTGCCTTTGCATTCCCAGTGGATCGGGAGATCCTTACATTCCACGTCAGCTGCATCGTGTCCTGCCTGAGTTTGATAAAACCCCGTTCGCCTTGCTTTCCACCCGTAGTCCTTGATCAAGGACGCTAGTGCCAACTCGATTCGCTTACCTTTCTGCCTGCTGTTGACCATAAAATTA